CCTCAAAACTTACCCTATCCACGAAATAATAACGCCCCAAATCGGGTATGTAACAATAATTGAAAGTTGGTCTGGGCTGCTTTCGTAGTGTTACGGTCGGGCGCAACACATCGAAAGTTTGCCGCAAATCGCCCTCAATCGCCGTAAACTCGCCCAACTGCTTGTTTACCGTGTTCGGGTGTCCGTTGTATGAATAAAAGTTTATCGTTGTCATATCGGAAAGAAAAAGACGGTGCGGTGCGCTTTCACCTGCACCCACACCGCCAAAGTTAAACAATCTAATACCTATTGAGTTACTCAATAAAGAATACTACAAAGTTTTCGTTTGTATCGTTGAAATACCCTGCGTCAAACTTGTAATAGTTGTTGAAAAACTCGGCTTTTGCGTTGTAGTTCGTTGTTACCCGTCTGTCAAGATTGCAAACGCCCAACGCATCACGGTCGAACATTACGCCCAACACGCCCGAAATTTCAACGGCTTTGCCGCCGCTTTCCTTGATATTAATGTTACCCGTGCTGGTAAACTCGTAGTTCTGTCCGCTGCCCTGCCAAAAAGGTACGGTTTCGGCTTGCGGCAAAAGCACATCGCCACGGTTGAACGTGTCGGAATAAAGATAGGTTTGCGCTGCCTTTGCAAAGTCGGACAAAAGTACAACGTGTAACATATCTTTCGGCGTAAATCTTTCCTTGCCGCCAACATTGAACACGGTCGAAATGCTTTGCAGGCGGTCGGCATACGTACCCATAACGTAAGACGCAAAGCGGATAAAGTCAGGGTCGGTTATCGCCTTTGCAGCGGTTAACTTTGTGGTTGCGCCCGTCTTGTCGTTGTACAACTTCAAAAGGTTTACACAACGTGCCGTGCTTGCGCTGGAAAGGTCTTCCCCAAACGCTTGCGCATCAGCCAAAACCGTTTCCGCAATCATATTGTTAATAGTGCGCATAATCAAAGCGTCTGCCTTGATAGTCATTGACTTTTCAACGGCTGCATAAATCATCGAAATAAAGCCGTTAAGTTGTGCGGCGTTGCTGAAACTTTCCTTAACCTGCCTTTCGGTGATTGAGACCGGCACTTCAAACGTAACCTTTGAGTTGAAAAACTTTGCGGTAACGGTCGGTTTGTGGAAAACATCTTGGTCGTAACTCTGTCCGTCCGTCAAGTTCCACGTATCGTTTTCTTCTGCTTCAGGTACATCGGCACTTATTTTTTCCAATACGCTGCCAAACTCCCACGCATCCATTAAAACGCTCGGCACTTTGCCTGCATAAGGTCGGTTTACGAAAATCACTTTGCCGATATGGTTTACAAGTGATTTAACGTAATCATCCACGGCATTTTGATTGAACACTTCTTTGCCCAAATCCACAATACCCGTCAAATCCTCGGTTACAATGTCAGTCTTTCCCAACACTTCACCCGATACGCTGTTAATAAGCGTATAAATCTGTTTTACTTCCATATTGCTAAAATTAAATTGGTTATTCGTAAATACTCGTTGTTAATTCTCTTACAAGTGCAAAGATAATGTTTTTTCTCCAATTATCACGCCTTAACTGCAATTCTTTTGCAATTTCGGTCGAAATTGATTTGCTTGCGTCCGTTCCTTTGCTGGTTTCGGTCGTTTTGCGGCTCTCTGTGCGGTTTCTCTCATCGTTTGCGGTCTTTCGGTCGCTGTCTGAAAAATCGGTGTCGTTGAACACCTTGTTTGCGCCCGTTTCGGTGTTGTCGGTACTTTCCTGCAAAGTTACGGTTTCCGTCCGTTCAACTTGCCCCGTTACGGGTGTCAGTACATCGTAATCGGCTAACATCGCCGCCGCTTCACGTTCCCAGCCTTGCACGTTTACCGCAATCACCGCCGAAACAACATCGCTTGCGTTGTCGCTGGTTATGCTGCTTACAACGGTCTTGCCGCCGTACATCAGTAAGGCGTAAGCGTCTAACTTGGTCGGGTCGGTATCGCCGAAAATTGCGGCGTACTCTGTCGGATATTCGGTCTTGAAAACCGTTGCGAATATCCCGTTACCCTTTGTAAATAGTTCGTTGTATTTCATTGCTTATCGTCTTTTGTTTCTGTTTCCTCTGTTTCCTCTGTTTCCTCTGTTTCGGTATCGTTACCGTCCGTTTCCGTTTCCGTTTCTTTCGTTTCTTCTGTTTCCTCTGTTTCGGTGTCGTTTCCGTCTGTTTCGGTTGTTTCCTCTGTCGGGTCGGGTTCGTCTGTCGGGTCGGGGTTTTCCTTTGCCGTTTCCAAATCAGCCGCCAAAGCGTTGTAATTATACCTTTCAAGTCCCCAACTGCTTGCAAGTTTAACCGAAATTTCGGTGTCAAACATCGCATTAATTTTCTCAACTGCATTTTGTCTTTCTTTTAGCATATTATCCACATACGGCAAAAGTACGTCCACATTCATACTTACCTCGCCCAAATTGAGCCGTTCACGCTTCATATTATAATTTGCGTTTAACCCCAATTCGTTGTACATACTCGCTTTGTAGTATTGTATCAGTTCAATAAGTTGTGTAATATACACGCTGTTTGTGGTCGGGGCTGTCTGCATATTTACGCCTTTGAAAAAAGCGTTTTCCCCGATAATTGAAAACTCGCCGTCTTGTATCTTGCGCAAAAACTCATCGGCACTTTGTTTCGTCTTGTCATCGCTGGCACTTATCAGCATTGTAATACGGGTCAAAATGCTTGCCGTGTTCAACGAAATAAGCCCGTCAGTATGTAAGACGGCATAACGCCCGATAAGCGGCAAAAGGCTTTCGCCGTTGCTGTCATTTTCAATCAAAACCCCGTCTTTCTGTATATCGTAGGTTTTGTTTAACTTTAATGCAGGGTTCGCCACGGTGTAAAGCGTTGCCCGTCCGTAAACATCGGGTTCGCCGCCTTTGCCGCCCGAAAGCGCATACAAAACCCCGTCCACGCTGGTAACAAAGGCGTTGCCCGTGGTCTGCAAAAGCCGCTCCAATTCCTTTTGCGGTATGTTGTCGGGCAAACCCTCATACTCAAACATACTTTGAGTTTTCGCCAACGTGTTCGCAATAAATTCGGTTACGGCGGTGTCTTTGTCCCTTATTTGTTGCTGGTACAACTTGTAAATGTTATCTTTCTTTCTCATCTGTCAAAACTTTAATAAGCGTTGTTAATTCGGCTAACACTTTCGTATTTTCCGCAATCGTATCTTTTAGGTGTTCCGTTTCTTCTTGGTGCGACTGCCTTTGTTTCACCATATACCAAAACAATGCGCCACACATCACAATCGGAAAGCCCAAACTTGAAATGATTTGAATAATAGTATTTGCGTCCATATCGTTATAATTTAGTTACTACTTGCAAAGATAGGCATTTATTTCGTAAAACGGTCGGTTGGCACGAAATTTGCACCAAACCGCCCGTTATTTTCATTTCAACGAAACTATGTTTGTCTTTGCACTCGTAATTAAATAATTGCGTACTATTTCGCCTATTTCGTTATCTTGGTAGAAAACTTTGTCTATTGCGAAAAACCGTGCTACTTGTTGTTCAACATAACTTGCCGTACTCAACAACTTGCGTTTGTAGTTCGGTTTGCCGTTCATTTCAAGCGAATAAATCAAAGCGTTTTCCTCATCTTTTATCGGGGTCGTCTTTGCGTGTATGTACGTAAAACATTCGTTGCCTACTTGAATAATGTTACCTTGCAAAACTACATCGTTAAACTTGATATAGTACACAAGCAACACATCTTGCGGCTTGTACTTGCACGGCAAATGCGGATATACGGCAAGTTCCCATTTACCGCCCGTAATCATCTGCAAGTTTTGATTATCGAAACAAAAATACTTGTTGCTGGCTTTGTGTTGTACTATCGTGCTGCAATACTCAACCGCCACTATTGCGCCGTGTTCGCCAAAGCGGTATATATCTATCGTTCCTTGCTCCATAAACGGCACTTGCTTCAAACCCATTTCAGTAAAGTACGGGCAAAACTTGTTTACCGTGTTCCCCAGCATAAAAACCTTAACATCGTTGCGCTGGCGTATTATCGTGCTTAACAAGTTCATAAACAACATAAACTCATCGGGCAAATAATACCGCCGTGTCAAAAACTCATCAAAGACTATCGTTGTAACATTCGGGTAACTGCTACTTTTTTCGTGTTCTTGCTCTGAAAGGCAAAACCCGTAACAAAACGGGGTCGGGTCGGGTGTCCGCTTGTTTTTCTCTGCATCGTAGTAAGATAAAAACCATTTGTTCGACATATAAAACACTTCGTTAAATTTGCCCTCTGTCAGTTCCTCAATAAGTCCGTTTGCCACGTGATTTGCAAACAGACTTTCGGCACGTTTGCCCCGTAAGTCCTCACGCCAACGGCGTATATACGACATTTGCTTGCCCGTCTTGATATAGTTTTCCAAACCATATTTTAAGGCGGCATAAGTCTTGCCGTTTGACCTTTCGCCGAATATCACGTTATAATCGGCGTTCTTGCTTAAAATCGCTTTCAAGTCGTAAAATTTCGGCTTGTCTGTCTTTGTCTTTCTTGTTGTCATAACTCTTTTATTTTAGTCCTTAAATTTAATACCTCGCAAATAATTTATGTACATAACCGAAAGGGAAAGACTGTACCCAGTTGGCTCTAAATGTACGCCCGTGCGTTCGTTGTAATGCGCCGTGCTGCCTTTGTAGTCGGTTATCTCGCCTTGTATCTCGTAGTCTATGTAAGTATGTATGTTTTTTCCCGTTGCTTGCGGCGGTATATCCAAATAGTTGGTAAACGCATCAAATATCCCGTTTGCGCCGTACTTTTCAATAAGATACGGTATCGCCGCCTTTTTGTTTACGCCCGAAACGGTTAAACTGAAATCGTATGCCCTTCCGTTTGCTTTGAGTGCGTTCGGTTCTTGCACCATATAGCGTTTAGCTCCCAAAGTCTTAAACCTTGTATATGTACCCTCGAAATCCCAAACGCCCAAAGTCTTTGTTATGCCTTTTATCGTTTGCGGCTCGCAAAGCGAAAACGGCAAACCGTGGTACTTACACGCCGCCCGTAAATTCATTTGCACCTGCATATTATACGCCTTGAAATATGCTTCGTGCCCCTTGCCGTTCATTATCTTAATGCTATCCGTGTCGCTGTATATGTAATCGTCTTTTGCTTCGTGTATGCCCGTGAAAAGGTTGCGCCGTGCGTATGCGGTTACGAAAATGCCCCACGGGTAAAACAAGAAACGGTTTTTGCTGGTGTTGTACTTGTACAAAAGTTCTTGTTTTTGTTCGGCTGTCATTGAGTTAATATCCCATTCGCCATTATAGGTAAACTCATCACGCAAAGGGTTGGTAACACTCATACCGTAACAACTGTTTAACATTTCCTTGCTGTTTAGATATTCCACTTCTTTGCCCTCAACGCCTTTTAATTTCGTCTTGCTTTCGTACAAATGCAGGATAGACTTTACAAACGGGGTCGGCAAATAATCTTTCTTGTAACAATACATTTCGCCAACTCGCATACTTTCCCACGAATAAAAGTTTTTGATTATATTAAAATCCACGTCCGTAATTGTCAGCGCAATTTTTGCCGCCGCCACAATACGCCCGTTATTTTCGCACGGGTTTTCTTTCACAAAACATTTGCTTGCGCTTATCGGGTTATCTTGCGTTTCGCTGGCAAATATGTTGGTAAACTCAATATTGAACACGCAACAATACTTTGAAATCAGAAACTCAAATTGCGCCATACTATTAACCGTTATTGCAACGCCTTGCGACATCGGGTATTTTTCCGCTATCATTACATACGGGTAACTGCTTGTAAAGTCGTAACTATCCACGTTGTACATTATTTCGTCTGTATATTCGGCGTTTGCGTGTGTAAAACCGCCTGCAAACGCACGTTGCAGCATATTAAATTCATTCATACCCGTAATTTGTAGTTCCTGCATCAAGTTTACGTAATCCCAATTTGGCACGGTCTTTCCTGCATCGCTTTTTTCACGCAAACAATGCGCACGGCAATACTTACGCACAAACCCCGTCTTTGTTATCGGTATGTGCGTTATCCCCTTGCTTTCCTCGATACGTTCTTGTATGTAACACATCACTACTTTAATATCGTTTATGCAGTAATGTATTTCCGCATCAGTCAGCGGCGTTTCGGCGTGTCTTATTTGCTGGTAGTCCAAATCTCCCACGGCTTTTGCACACTTGTATTTCATAAGTTGCTCGCCCAACTTTGCAAGCGAATAACCCGAAAGCAAGTAACTGCATCTAAACTCAATGTTGCCCGTTGTTATTGCATAAATCGGCTTGCGCAAATCAATACTGAAAACCCGTTTCCACTCAAACCACTTGCGCAAAAACTGAAATTCATAAGATAGGTTATGTACATACACAATAAGGCGTAATTTGTCATTCAGCCATAAAACCTCGCTTACGGTCTGCATCATCGTAACAAACTCGCCCCACGTGCGCCCCATTATTGTATATCCGTTTATGCCAAACTGCCAAACGTACATTATTGCGGCTTTCTCTAATTTCGCCTTGCGCCCGTTCCCGTCCTGCATACGCTGCATTTGCTCGTATGTGTACGCCCGTCCGTCCGTATCACGGTAAAAACTTGTTGTTTCAATATCAAAGGCGCACGGCACGTTGTAAAACCTTTCGCCCTTGCTGTTTCCGATAATGTTCTTTTCGTTTACGGCACGTTGCAACACGCTTGCAATTTCGGTCGGGCTGTTTATTCTTTCTTGTAACTCAAAAGGTATTTTTTTCATAAGCCAAACTTGCCAAAGTTGCGCAAAATGCGCTCTATATCGTTTTGTATATCCTCCATTTGGTCGGCTACCTCATTTGCTTGCCGCTCTATCTCTGCATCAATCGCCCGTGATATGCTTTGCGCTTCACTTTCTATTTGGGTGCTTATATCGCTGGCGCTTTGCTCCATTTCGCCCGTGAAATCTTTGTACCTCATCAAATACCGTTCCACGAAATCACTATCCGAAACGCTGTTTAACTTACCCTGCAAGTTCCTTGCCATTAAATTGTACTCATCGGGCGTTAAATCGTACATACGTTGCAGGTGTTGCCCGTACTGCCTTGCACCTTGCGCCGTACTGGTCGGCTGGCGTAAAAACGAAATCGCCTTGCCGTACTCAATTTTTAGGGTGTTCCAATCGCCTTTCATTGAAAACTTTGTAAACCCTTTTACATCGCCTTTGTTCAACGCTTGCACGGCTGGCGAAAGTTTTCCGCTTTGCTCTATATTCTGAATACGGCGGTTTGCCATTTGGAAAACCCTTGCAATTTCTTTTCTATATTCGGGGCTGCTTTCCACGGCTTGCAATATCTCTTTTTTGATTTTTGCCCGTTGGGTTGCTCCAAATACAGACTTTGTAAACTTAATCTTGAAACCTAACTGTGCCATAACGGTATTATATTAAATAGGGGTTACAAACATTGCAACCCCTACAAAGTTAAACATAACTTTCCAAACTCTTACAAGTCCACAAACGAAATAGAATAACACTTCTTGCCGTGGCTCTCGTACTCGTAAATCGTGTACCCTACTTTGCCGTCTTTGATAGTTTGTACCGCCTCATCATCTGTAAGTATTTCACGCACCGTTTCGGCGGTGTGGCTTGGTAGGTTCACCAACCGTTTGTTTTCCTCATCAATAATTACGGGGCTGTCGCCTAATTGTGATTTGTGGACATAAATCCCATTGATTTTGTGTACCACATCTTTGCCGCCCTCATTTTCAGAGTTGAAAATATCGGCTAACTTGGTGTACTGAAAATCGGTTGTGTCAATGCCAAACGTGGTCTTGTTAAATTTACTTGCAAAACTTTTCATTGTAGTAATCTTTTAATTGTTAAACTTATTGTTAATTATTCGGCTGTCTGTCCTTGCGGTTCGCCGTCAAACGGCAAAATCGGTTCGGGGTTGTCTTGCGGCTTCAAGTCCATAA